CTCCCGTTGCTACCGGGTGGCCCGTTGCGGCTACTGAGGCGGCGGTTGAAGTGCCCAAGTATCCGGTAGTTTATCCGGGTCAGCCTGACACTGAAGAACCTGAGGCGTTCCGCGCCCGGCGCAATGCTGAAATACAGCACTGGCTTACGTCCAAGACCACGCTTGACACCGCCAAGACGGATGAAAGCGACTGGCGCGGGCGGGTCACTGGCACGCTGTTTCCGCAGCCCAAGAAGGGCACTCAGCGCTATGACCTTGGCGGCGGCTATAAGGTCAAGCTTCAGCACGTCTTGAACTACACCATTGGCAACAAAGACGCTGTTGACGATGCTGGCGCTAAGGTCAGCGTGCGCGCTCAGGTTGAAGCCTTGGAAGACAAGGTTGCGGCTATGGGCGATGCCCACAGGGTCTTGTTTGAGGGCGTGGTGACGTGGAAGCCTGAAGTTAGCGGCTCAGCTTATGAAAAGCTTGACCCCAATGACGCGGTGCATTTGGAAGTCAGGAACGCCATTGACGAGTTGCTGACTATCAAGCCGGGTTCGCCTCAGCTTTCGTTTGAAGAACCCAAGCCGGAAGCCTGACCGTGGAACTGCCAGCACAACAAGACCTAGATGACATGGCTGAGCTTGTTGGCGGGCACGGTGTCACGTTCAACACTCTTGGCCCTGAGGCGCGCATTCAGGTCATTCAGCTTGTCAATCAGTGTGACGCGGTGGCTGAGCTTAATAGCATCCGGGTTGGCATTGATAACCTTGACCATGAACTGACTAAGGTTGGCGATTGGTTTAAGAACAGCCGTCTTTATGAAGGGTCTTACTAATGAGTATGTTGGGTAGTGTTGTGAGTGGCCCGGCAATGACGGGTCAGCGTATCGTCATTGCCGGGGCTGAAAAGGTTGGCAAAACCACGTTGGCTTGCGATGCTCCCAACTCGCTTCTTGTTCCGCTTGAAATTGGCTATGCCAGCATACGCACCCCGCGTATCCCGCAAATGTTGACCACATGGGAAGAAGTTGAGAACCTTTGCATTGAACTGTTGCAAGCCGCTCAGGCTGGCAGGATTGCGCGCGGGTCTAGCATTGTGTGGGATAGTGCTACGGCGCTAGAGCGCATTATTCACGGCAAGATTATTAGTCTTGATGCTGCTTGGAAGCCCGGCAATCCCAATGGCGTCAACATGGAAGTTGCTCTTGGTGGTTACGGCAAGGCGTATCAGAACGCGCTTGACTATTTCAACCGGTGGACGCGCTACCAAGACGAATTGGCTTTGCGCTTTGGCATCAATTGCATTGTTACTTGTCATGTGTTTTCGGCTCTTGTTCAAGACCCGGCGCATGGCGAGTATCATACTTGGGATTTGCAGTTGCATTCTCCCAAGAACCAAAAGAACTACGGCAAACGGGAGGCAATTACACAATGGGCTGACATGGTTGGCTTTTTTCACGAACCTATGTTTGTCATGCGTGCGGAAAAGGGCCAGAACCTTAACCGCGCTGTCAGCGGCAATCAGGGCCGGGTCATGGGCGTTGACCGCACCCCCGGTTGGGTAGCTGGCAACCGTTACGGGTTGTCTGGCACTATTCCAATTCCTAACCCTAGCGCCAATCCGCCGGGCGGGTGTTGGAATTATCTGGCTCAGGCAATCCATGCCACGTCTGGCATTGACTTGTTCAACCGGGCTTATGCTTAGTCAGGACGAACAGGCGACACTTCGCCAGATATTACAGTTAGCTGATAGGCACTTGTTGATTGCTGAGCGCCTTAAAGCTTCAGTTGAAACCTGTTTAAGCAATCAATCACTGAAAGGACTAGATGACATGGTTGCATTCTCGTTTAACGCTCAGCAGCATACCCCTCAGTATGGTGGCGGTGGTGGCCTTCCGGCTGGCCCTAATGGCGAGCCGGTCAAGTATAAGGTTGTCATTGTCAACTCGTCTCAGGAAAATGTTGAGAAAAACAACATGGTTGTTGGCGGGTATCTGGCCCTTGAACTGACCCCAATTGAGGGGCCGCTTCAGGGCACCAAGCATACTGACCGGCTCAATCTCCACCATACCAACCCCAAGACGGTTGAGATTGCCAACAAGCAGCTTTCTGCTTACTGCCATGTGCTGAACAAGTTTCAGTTCAATGACACGGCTGAGCTTCACAACATTCCTTTTGTTGTTGAGATTGGCTTGCAGAAAGCCCCCAACCCGAACGGCTACACTGAAGTCAAGGCCATCTTTGACGTGAACGGGAACGAACCCGGCAAGGCTGGCAATGGCCCTCAGGTTCAGCAGCAACAGCCCAACATTCCCAACCAACCGGCTGGCGGTGTTCAGGCTCAGGGCAACGGTTGGGGCGGTGCGCCGCAAGACCAAGGCCAGCCGCAGGGTGGTGGCTTTGGCGGTGGTCAGCCGCAGGGTGGCCAGCCTCAGGGCGGCGGTTGGGGCCAGCAGGGCGGCGCTCAGCCTGACCCGAACGCTGGCGCTCAGGGTGGCGGTTGGGGTGGCCAGCCTCAGGGTGGTCAGCCTCAGGGTGGTCAGCCGCAGCACGGCGGCATTGACAACAACGTTGCCATGCCCGGTCAGGGCCAGCCGCAGGGCGGCGGGTTCCCGCAGGGCGGTGGTCAGCCTCAGGGCCAGCCGCAGGGCGGCGCTCAGGGATGGGGTGGCCAGCCGCAGGGGGGTCAGCCTCAGGGCCAGCCTCAGGGCGGTGGCGGCTGGCAGCAGGGCGGTGCCCCGGCTGGCGGTGGTCAGCCTCAGTGGGGGCAGCGCTAAGCGCTAGGTGCCGGGGCGGGTTTCGGCTCGCCCCGGTATTCCGATGAAGGGCGCGAAGGTAATTAGCTGGCGTTCCCCCTGTTTCGCTGGCTAGGTCTATGCTTCAGCACTGTTGCTGGCCACTATGACCCCCGGTGGTAAACGCGCCTTTCTTCCGAATACCGGGAAACCCCTGACATGACCGAACAACTGGCTGGCGGCTTGTTCGCCAATAATGCCCTTGACCTTACCAACAGCATTGACCGTAAGAAGCTCGTTCTTGCGATTGAGAATGACATTGATGCTGCTTGCCGTGCTGAGTTTGCGGAAGACCCGCGCACGCACCTTGGCGCGTCTGTCATTGGCGATGATTGCCGGGCTAAAGCTTGGAACGCCTTTAGGTGGCTGAAGTTTGAACAGTTTGACGGGCGTATGCTGCGGCTGTTTAATCGCGGCCATGAAGAAGAAGCGCGCTTTGTTCGCTGGCTGACAATTGCCGGTTGGGAAGTGCGGGAGTTTGACCCTGAGACTAAAAAGCAATTCCGCATTGTGGGGTCTAAAGGTCACTTTGGCGGTTCGCTTGACGGGATGGCTAAAGCCCCCTCGCGCTATGCTATGTCTATTGGCTTAGACGCCAACACCATATTCCTGCTAGAGTTTAAGACGCACTCTGAAAAAAGCTTTGCTAAGCTGAAGAAAGATGGCGTTGTTAAATCCAAGCCACAGCATTACCGGCAAATGTGTAGCTATGGCCGCGCCTATGGCTTTCACTTTGCGCTTTATTGTGCTGTCAACAAGAATACGGATGAACTTTATTTTGAAGTTGTCCAACTTGATTGGCGTGAAGCCGATGACCTTTTTAGGAAGGCTGAGGGCATCATATTTAGCCAGACGCGCCCGCCTAAGATTGCTCAGACTGACAGCTTCTTTGACTGTAAGTATTGCGATTTTGCGGGGCTGTGTCACCGGGGCGAAGTGCCCACAAAGAATTGCCGCAGTTGCCGTAATGCCTTCCCGGTTGATAATGCTGAGTGGTTTTGTCAGGTGCATAACGCCAATATTCCCAAAGACGTTATCCCGGTTGGTTGCGGCTCTTACGCTAGGATTGCTTAAGCATGTCGGCTCTTGTCGGCTTCACTGAGCCGCTACAACCTGAAGACTTGATTGGCCACAACGGCGGGCCGGTTCTTGAAGACCGTTGGTATCAAGAAGAAGCCGTTGACTCTTTGTTTAACTATTTCGCCACGCATGGCGGAACGGGCGAAGACGGCTTGCCGATTAAGGCAAACCCGCTTGTTTGCTTGCCTACTGGCACTGGCAAGAGCGTGGTTATTGCTCGCTTCATTCAGCGTGCCATGATGATGCACCCGCAAACGCGGGTCTTCATGTCAACGCACGTCAAAGAGCTTATTGCTCAGAACGCCAAGAAAATGCTAGAGATTTGGCCACTTGCGCCACTTGGCATTTACTCAGCGGGCTTGAACAAGCGGGAACATTCGCAGCCTATTACTTTTGGTGGCGTTCAGTCTTGCGTTGGCAAGTTCCCGCTATTCGGGCGGCGCGACTTGCTTGTTATTGATGAAGCGCACCTAGTTGGCAATGAAGGGCGTTACCTTGACTTCATTGAAGAACTAACCAACGGGCCAAAGGGCGCTGACCCGCACAGCGGGAACTTCAACCCCTATCTCAAAGTCATTGGGCTGAGCGCTACCCCTTACCGCCTTGGCATGGGGTGCATGACGAACGGCGGCATATTCACTGACATTGCTTACAACCTTTGCACTATTGACGGCTTCACGCGCCTGATAGCTGAAGGGTTCCTTTGCCCGCTGATACCTAAGCGCACTCAGACTGAGCTTGACGTTAGCAGCGTCAAAATGTCTGGCGGTGACTTTGCAGCCGGTGCGCTAGAAGAAGCCGTTGACAAGGCTGACGTGACTTACAACGCACTATGCGAAGTGGTCAACGCTGGCTATAACCGTGCCTCTTGGCTGTTGTTCGCTAGCGGCATCAAGCACGCTCGCCACATTGCTGAAATGCTCAACACCGTCTTTGGCGTGCCATGCGGTCTTGTTCACTCTGGCACCAAAGAGTTCCCGCGCACTGACAAGCAAAACAGCGATGACCTAGAAGCTTGGAAGCGTGGCGATTTGCGCGCCATCGTCAACATGAACAGTCTGACCACTGGCGTTGACCACCCGGCTTGCGACCTAATCGCCATGTTGCGCCCTACCATGTCAACTGGCCTTTGGGTTCAAATGCTAGGCCGGGGCACGCGCCCATTTGATTGGAACAAGCTGACCCCGGCTCAGCGTTCTTATCTCAAATACTTTGCTGGCTACGTTAAGCAGAACTGCTTGGTGTTAGACTTCGCTGGCAACACCCGGCGCTTGGGGCCAATCAATGACCCTGTGATACCGCGCCCCAAGGGTAGCGGCCCGCCCGGTGACGCGCCTGTGCGTATCTGTGGCAATTGTGGCACCTATAACCATGCGAGCGCCCGGCTTTGCATCGTCTGCGGCTCTGAGTTTGTCTTTGAGGAAAAGCTAAGCTCTAAGGCGTCTGACCTTGAATTGCTGCGGTCTAACTTGCCTCAGATTGAATGGTTTACTGTCAACCGCGTGGTCATGGTGCCGCACGAAAGCCGTTCAACTGGCAACAAGTCAATCAAAGTAGCTTACTACTGTGGGCTACAAACCTTTTACGAATACATTAGCGTTGAAAGCAATATCAACTTCTTTCGCAAGAAGTCACGCGATTGGTTCCGGCAACGTTACCACTATTCAACGCCACAATACACTTGGGCTGAAGACGTGCCCGCTACTAATGATGAAGTGTTGATGTTGGCTCAGGAACTACGCCCGCCGCTACGCATCAAGGTTTGGGTCAACAAACAAACGCCAGAGGTTCAAGGCTATGAGTTCTGACTTTAATGACCAACAAATGAAGCGAATAGCGGCATTTGGTGAAGTAGCTGGCAAGCTTGCTGGCCAACTTCAGCGGGCGTGCCGCTCTTGCGTTCATTGTGACCACTTCAACCAAGGGCGCGAACTGTGCCAGCTTAATGGCCAGCGGCCACCGGCTAAAATCATAGCCTTTGGCTGTGAATGCTATGAGGATGAAATACCTTTCTAATGCGTAGCCCATGCTCAGGTTGCGACCAATGGCAATGCGTCCTTGGCGATAGAAAAAAGGATTGCTTGGCGCATTATGACAATTTGCGGCGCATAGGCAACTCTGAGCGCGGCTTTGCTGGCAGCAATGAAGACCCGGCAAACTGGCCAGAGTTTGAGCGCAATTATTATCTTAAGATGACACAACTGGCGGAAAGGAAAAGTAACATGGCAGCACCAAGGGGCCGGGGCAGACCGGCTAAAGTCAATTCGCAAGCTGAGCAACTTTCAAAGGCGCTCAACTTTGTTGCGTCGGCTACTGAAGGCAATGACCCTCAGAACTTCAAGGCTTATGTGCGGCTTGAAGGCAATATGGCCATTGCTTCAACTGGCCAGATAACGGCAGGGCACCCGATTGCGGAAGAACTGAAGCTATGCCCACACTTGGAGCGGCTTAAATTGTCGCTGTTGAAGTGCGGCAAAACCCTTGTGCTGACCGAAACGCCAACCGGGCAACTCAGCGTCAAGGGTGACAAGCTCAGGGCGGTAGTGCCGTGCGTTCCCGCGCATGATATGCCGGTTTTCTTGCCTGACCAACCGGTTGCTGTTGTTGATGACCGGCTAAAGGAAGCGTTCAAGGGCTGCGGCATTCTGGCTAGCGAAGCTGGCGAGCGAGTGGTTGAGGCATCCTTGCTGCTTGAAGCCAACACATGCACTGGCACCAACGGTTACGCCATGCTTCAGTTCTGGCACGGCATTGACTTGCCGCCTCACATGGTCTTGCCCAAAGCGTTCACAGCCGCGATTGCCAAGGCTGAGGGCACGCTTACCGGCTTTGGCTTTAGTTGGGATAATACGCTAAACAAGCCCGGTAGCATCACCCTTTGGTTTGAAGGCGGCTCTTGGCTTAAGACGCAATGCTATTCTGACCGGTGGCCAGACGTGGCGCGCATCCTTGATATTCAGAGCTTCCCGGCTGACGTGCCCGCTGGCTTGTTTGACGCTGTTGAGGCGGTGGAAAAGTTCAGTGACGATAAGGTGCCAAGCGTCTTCTTTGCTGAAAACAAAGTCATGTCTCACCCTAGCCCTGAGATTGGCGCACAATGGGAAGTGCCCGGCCTACCGGCTGGCAAGCGCTTTAACTCCAAAATGTTCCGGCAAGCTGGCCCGTTCGTCAACAGTATTGACCTGACCACTTACGCTGACAAGGCGGTATTCTTTGGCGGCAGCGATACAGCCCCGGTGCGCGGGGTCATCATGGGCATGACAGGGGGCGTGGTAGCCGCTGAGCCGCCGCAGGGCACCGGGGCAGAGAACTACGCGCATGGGGGCGGTGACAGCGGGTGGAGCGCGCCTGAGGGCGGTTCGCACATGACAGGCGACCCCTCAGACGATATGGAAGACGGCAGCGCTGAAGACGGCTTCAATGCTAATCCCGGTTGGGGCTAAGCCCTGACTATCAAGTAGCGTTACCCAACGCGAAAGGTGACATATGTTCTTTGACGATAGCAGACCTGACAGACGCAAACGTGCTGACAAGCGCGAAGGCGTAAACCGACACATGCGGCTTACAAGCTCGCTAATACCGGCCCCAAAGCAATATGAATTGCTGACCGTTGACGAACTGTTTAGCGGCAAGCCTCGCACCTTTATCTTTGATACTGAGTGCTACAAGAACTATTGGCTGGCTGCTTTCAAGTGCGCCGAAACCGGCAAAATCATATTCTTTGAAGTTAGCCCTGAAACCGGGCTGAACGCCAACTTGCTTGGCTTCATCATGCACCGCTTCCTTATTGTGGGCTTCAATAGCATTAGCTACGATATGCCTATGATTGCGCTGGCTTTGCATGGTCTAGCGCCTTGGAAGCTTAAGCAGATTAGTGACGAGATAATCAAAGAGGGCAAGCGGCCCTATCAGATTGAACGTGACTATGGCGTGCGTATTCCTGACAGCAACCACATTGACTTGATTGAAGTTGCGCCCATTGACGCCAGCCTTAAGATTTATGCCGGGCGGCTTCATTGCGAGCGTATGCAAGACTTGCCGTATTCTGAAGACTCTGAGCTTCAGCGGCATGAAGCCATGATTGTGCGTGACTATTGTATCAATGACCTTGACAATACGCACTTACTTTATGACCACCTGAAACCGCACCTAGAGCTAAGGAACATCATAGGCAAAGAGTATGGCGTTGACCTTCGCTCTAAGTCTGACGCTCAGGTTGCTGAAGCCATCATTGGCATTGAACTTGAACGGGCGGGCGCTGAGATTGGAAAGCCCACAATTGGCCCCGGTGACACGTTCTTTTATGACGTGCCCGAATACGTCAGCTTCAAGACGCCTCAGTTTCAGCAAGCGCTTGATGTTGTCCGCAGCACGCCCTTTGTTGTTGGCAATAGCGGGTCAGCAGAGTGCCCGCCAGCGATTGCAGCGCTTAAACCCCGGCTAGGCTCTGGCACCTATCGTCTTGGCGTTGGCGGCTTGCATAGCTCTGAGGAAAACACCGCGCACTTTGCTGACCCTGACACGCTGATAATAGACCGCGACGTTGCCAGCTATTACCCTTACATCATCCTGAACAACAAGCTGTTCCCCCCGCACATTGGCGCGATATTCCTAGAGATTTACCGCGCTATTGTTATGCGGCGGCTTAAGCTGAAGAAGATGAAAGACCCGCTAGAAGCCGGTCTTAAGATTGCTATTAACGGTATCTTTGGTAAGCTTGGCAACCTGTTTAGCAAGGTCTATGCCCCTCATTTGCTGTTGCAAGTTTGTATGACCGGTCAGCTTTGCCTTATGATGCTGATTGAGGCGCTAGAGCTTGCGGGTATCCCGGTTGTGTCGGCTAACACTGACGGCATTGTGATTAAGTGCCCTAAGCACCGCTACAAAGACCTTGAAACCGTCATTATGGTTTGGGAAAACCTGACCGGCTTTAGCACTGAAGAAACCCGCTATGAGGGTATCTTTAGCCGCGACGTGAACAACTACATTGCCGTCAAGACTGAATATCATGTTGACGAGGCAACTAAAGAAGTTGTCTGGCACGATGGCGTCAGGGGCGAATTGAAAACCAAGGGTGTTTATTGCGAGCGCGGCTCAGCACAGAACAGCGTTCTGTCAAAGAACCCTGAAGCTTATGTTTGTTCAATGGCTGTGCAAGAGTTCTTGGCTAAGAACGTGCCGGTGGCTGACACAATCGTCAATTGTAAAGACGTGAAGCGCTTTGTTTCGGTTCGCACCGTCAAGGGCGGTGGCGAGAAAGACGGCATATATCTTGGCAAGGCTATACGTTGGTATTACGCGCAAGACGAACGCGGCACTATCAACTATGTGGTTTCTGGCAACAAGGTGCCTAAGTCTGAGGGCGCTAAGCCGCTTATGATTATGCCGCCCGGTCACATACCCAATGACATTGACTATGACCATTACGTCAACATGGCCAATGAGATTTTGTTTGACATTGGCTATTTTAAGCGTGCAACCAATCCAACCCTTTTCTGAGGAAAGCCGACATGACCGCACCTGTTAAGTTCTATTACACCAACGCCCGGCTTGGCGGTAAGACCGCGCTGCTTGCTGGCCCCTTCATGGATATAGGGCTAGCTGAGCATTGCATTGACCTGACGCAACCCTTGTTTGAGGCGGAAGAACCGCGCTCGCAAGCAGCCACCTTTGGCGTCATGTCAGTCACCGCATTTGCTGGCTACGGCATTTACAACCGGGCGCTGAGGGCCAACGGCATTGACGCGCCTGTGCCTGAAAATTGACTGTTGACTTGGCTTTTGGGCTGGCTTAATGCTGACTCAACAGCAAGGGAATTGGCACCATGATTAAGCAGGTTTACTATATCGGCACTGGCGCTAAGTCGGCTATGTGGACGCTTCGCATGACGCGCCAGAGTGATGACGCCTTTGCTAATCAGTTCGTGCCTGACGTTTACCTGTGCAATCTGGCTAGCGCTGACCTTGATGACAATGGCCTTGACCGCGCCATTGAAAAGGCGAAGGCATACGCTGACGCCATGCGTGAACGCATTGGTGAAACCGATGACTTCAAGGTTGTGTTTGGCGGTGTTTGGGATGATGCCGTTAATGTGCGCCGGGGCAAGCTCAGCGTGCGCGACACTCACAACATTGAAGTCATTGAAGCGGGCAGCTTCCCCTTTGGCAAGCACGCTGGCACCAAGATTGCCGCCGCGCCTGACGGCTATGTGCTGTTTTTCGCTGACAAGCTGCCACACGCTACGGATGCTGTCAGCTACGCCCTTGCTGCGGCTTGCGCCGGGGTGGCTCTTGAAAAGGGGCTGATTGCCAAGCGCGAAGCGGCCCGCACTGAGCGCCGGGAGCTTGACGAAAAAAGCTCTTGGGTTGGCCAGATTGGCGAACGTATGACCTTCACAGGCGAGATTGTCAGCTACGTCTTCAAGGCGGGTTCTGTTCACTATGTTGACAATTATGAATATACCACTGTCCGCACGCCTGAAGGCGACCTTGTTAGCTGGTATAACAACAAGCTTGGCGAGCGCGGCGAAACGGTAACGTTCAAGGCCACTGTCAAGAAGCACCTTGACAAAGACGGCATTCTTTCCACGCGGGTCAACCGCCCTAAAAAGGTAAGCTGACATGGGATATTCACGTTATGGCGGCTATCAAGCTCCAAAGCGCCAGCCTCGCCCCAAGCCTGACCCGGTAGGGCGAAAGCTGGCAGCGGCAATGGCCCGGCCTTGCACCTATCGGCATGAAGGCGATGAATGCGCTTGTCATTGTGGGCTTAGGTGGCCATTTGTTGAAGCCCGCCCGCCGTGCCCTCAAAAGAAGGATAATGCCAGTGACTAGCTCCCGTTCGCTTCAAGTCATCGCCAATGAGATTAACGCTGATTGGCACGCTCAGGGCAAGGCTACTGGCTTTGCTGCGGCACGTCCCTACCTTCAGGCAATGAAGCATTTGCATAGCATGTCTGACAGCTATGGCATGGATAGCGCCAAAAGCGTTGTGAACTACTTTCTGGCTAATGCTGGCACTTGGCGCGGCGAAGTGGCCCGGCGCATCAAGAACGAACTGAAGCGCATGGCTGAAGCCGCCTAGGGGCCGCGCTCAGCGATCGAAACGCCAAGGGGCGGTGCCGGTGCGGCCCGCCCCTTTTTCGTGCCCGGCTGGCCCCGGTTTCCGGGGCGCTGAGCGCCTTTGCCGCGCCGGGGCACCGCAGACAGCGAAACGCCCCCGCCGTTGCCAGCGGGGGCGCTCTGTGCGCTGGCTCTAGCTCGCTTACGCGGCAGGGGCGGGCAGCGCCGGGGCTTCCTCAGACTGAGCCGGGGCAATGGTGGAAAGACCATTGATGCCCGCGCGAATAGCCATGATATGCGGCGCAATGCTCATGTCAGCCATGAAGTCATTGGGCAGCGCGTTGACCATTTCAGCCACCTTGGCAAACTCAGAGCTACCCGTAATGTCACGGATAGGCTGCAACTTCGCCTGAGCTTCCTTCGCCTGAGCCTCAGCAGCCCGGCGCATAACCGCCTGTGCCGCGTCAATCTCAGCCTGAGTTGGTGCCTTATCAGTCGCCATGTCAGTTGTTCCCTTCATATGCCAAATCAGGTTGACTTGGCCAAATCACTTCACCGGGTATTGCAAAGTCAACCGTAAGCCGGTGAAGTTTCTTACGGTATTCGGTAAACTCGTCTTGGCACGCTTGGGTTAGCGGGCTACCCGGCATAACTGCCCACAATGACAAGTCAAGCCGCGAATTGCGCTCTTGCCTGATTGTGTCGCCTAACGGGCCACTCCAAGCAATGTCATTAGCTCTGGCCATGAAAGCAACAGTGGCGTCAAGCCGCTCAGCTTCATGCCGGTCAAGGTCGCATTTGCCGTCAGCTATAGTGGCCTTGGGACGCGCCCGCCCGCAATAGGGGCAGTTTGTCCAATGTGGAGGGTTAGCCATTTTGCGGGATAATCCTATAAGTAACAGCCTGAGGGATTGCGCTTTCCGCCGTCTGACTTCCCTGAGCTTGGTAAGTCACACCGCCAAAGCTAATGTTGCTTATGTTGCCTTGGTCGCTGTAAACATCAATACCAAACTCATAATCACCGCCAGCATCTTGGCCAATAGCGTCAGCACAATACACGCCCCCTGAGGCATTCCAATAGAAGGTTTGCATACCGGAACCGCCAGAGCCGTAAGAAGAAACTGACGTATATAGCGAGCCGACAGCGTACCAAGTGCCATTGCGCTTTACATAGCAGTCAACATAAATGTTAGCGGTATTGCCGCCATCATCATATTGCAATTGCTGTTGATGACCACCGTAAACATACAACTGAACTTGGCCAGTCACAAAATAGTTGTAATTGCCGTCAACAGCGTCACCAGCACTAGGCTTTTGAGCGCGAAAGCTAGGGTTAGTGCCAGATTGCACGCCAGCGCCAGAGTTTTGATTTGAAGGCGTGCCCTGAGTAACAATTTTCTGGCGAGCCGTAAAGCCTGTGGAAGTCAAAGACAAAGCTTTAACGTCATAGCTCTGACCGCTAGGCAAAGCTGGCAAGCCTGTTACAATTGGCTCAACTTTAGGAATGTTAGTCAAGTCGCCACCAAAGCTAACTGCTTGACCGTCATTGGCAGTAAGAGTGAAGCTTTGAAGGGCCACAGGAATGCGCCGCGTTCCGAAACGCATTGCACCGCCAACGTCCAAGTCACCAAATACAGTGACACGCCCGCCAGTGACAGACAGTGCGCGACTGTAAAGGCCGGTTGCAGCCTGATTGTAAAGGTGTATTTCCCTCGCGCCAATAGACACCGTGGAAGTTGCGCCAGCCCCATAAGACGCTTCAGAGCGTGCTTCAATGAAAGTGCCAATGGCACCCGCATTTGTTGTATTCTGCCAATAAGCAAGAATGCGCCCTTGAGCCGTAGCAATAGCCGCACTGTTAGAACTGACTGAAGCCTGAAGCGAAGGAATGACCGTCATAGATGCAATCTCAGCCGGATTAGCCGGACGCATACCAATGAAGTCAAACCACATATATTTGTAAGACGTGGTGCCAGCCCAATTCATCATTAGGACAAGCGCGCCTTGGTCAACCGCTCCCGGCGCATCAATAAAGATAAGCTTGCGCGCTTTGATACGCCTAAAGCCGCTCAGACCGCTATTGGCTACAGTAACGCCAGTGGCTTCAGTGAAGCTTGTTAGAACATGCTCTTGCGTGCCCCAAATCTCGCCAACGCCAGTTTGCTGACCTGACACATAGATACGCACGCCATCAAGGCTACCGTCACCAAGTTCAAACTCAGCTTCCATGACATAGTAACCGCGCCGCATCGGAAACAGCCCGGATGAAATGCCGGTAATCTGATTGGCAGCGCAAGTAATCTGCCAGCGCTTACCGCTTGGCGAAAGGGGGTTAGCAACTAGATTTGCTGCGGCTGGCGCACTCCACCAATAAGCCCAATCAGACGCCAAGGGCATATTGTTACTATCGTAAACATAGCCAAGGTCAGCAAAGGCAGGGTTTTTGTCCAACATGCTTTGGCCCATGCGAGCCGAAAGCACAGCCGATGATGTAGCGCTAGCCGCCTGTGCGGTAGCAGTTGCCGCGCTAGCTGCTGAGTTAGAAGCCGCCGCCTGTGCGCTTCCGTTTGCCGCCTGAGCCGCAAGCTTGGCTTCATTTGCCGCAGCGGCACTTTGACCGGCTGCGGTGTTAGATGAAGCTGCGGAAGACGCGGAAGCTGCTGAAGCCGACGCTGAACCTTCAGCCGCCTTTTGCTGGCTTACATCATCAATATAAAGAGCGTGAACAGCCGTAATGCCAGCCTGAGTAGCACCAAGGCTAGGGATTGTTCTTTGCGTAACCAAGCCAAAGCGAATGAAACCGGTGTTAGCCGGTGCCGGGCTTGTTCCGCAAGTGAAGTCATAAACGTAATCTTTAACGGAACCGTCAAGAGTTATCGCAAGACCAACTGTTCCCTCACTAGAATAGTTGCCAAAAGCGTCATAATAAATAGCATAGCTAGACGCTACAGACTGAGCGCCGCTTAGCTGCTGAAGCCTAGACGTTGTTCTATAGGTCTTGCCGGGCACATAAGGCACCGGCATACGGCACCAAATGCCAAAAGGATAATTGCCGGGAATTGTGCTGTTGGTATCAAGATAAATTGCACCCGCGACTAGAACAGCGTCAGGCAAAGGCGGATTGGTATTTAGAGTAGCCCCGCCCGTATTAGCCCAAGTGTAAGCTTGCGGGCTTACAGCGCGCGGGAACATTTTGGCCATAGTCAAGCCAGCATTGGCAGCATTGGAAGCCGACAACGTTTGCGAAGCTGAAGCGGCTGAGGCTGACCCCGCCGCATTGGTTGCGGACGTGGCAGAGGCGGTTTGCGCGGCTTCCGCTTGCCCCTTGGCGGTTGATGCCGCCTGAGCGCTGCCCGCCGCTGCTGTGGCGCTCTGGCCCGCCGCTGTGGCACTTCCGGCCGCTGAGGATGCGGAACCGCTGGCGGCTGACGCTGAGCCGCTTGCAGCGTCACGCGCGGCTTCCGCTTGGTTCTTTGCCGTGGTGGAAGACGTGGCGCTATTGCCAGCGGCGGTAGCTGAGCCACTAGCGTTGCTGGCTGACGTGGCCGCAGCACTAGCAGACCCGCTAGCCGCATCGCGTGCCGCCTGAGCATCAAGCTTAGCCTGATTTGAAGCCGTAGCGCTGTTGCCCGCGTCAGTCTTTGCCGTGGAAGCTGCGGACGCTGACGTTGCCGCCGCCGATGCACTATTAGAAGCTGCCAGAGCTTCCGTTGCATCGCGCACAGCAATAGATAGCGGGCGTTGGTCAGCACCCGCCGCCTTAGCCGCAAGCGCGTATTGCTTACGATTAAAAAGCACGCCAAACCGCAACCAAACCGCCCCCGCTACTGTGGGCAGAGTATAGCGCTCAGACATGATGCTAATAGTATTGACAACGCCAACAGCGCCTTGGCCAACACTCATGCCGCCGCCGCCAATAAGACTATCAACTAGCGAATAGTCGGCTTTCATTGGAGTTAGCCATACAATAGCAACGGGAGTATCCGCGCCTACCTGTGCCGTCCAAACTCTAGCTTCAATGTCATAAGTTTTGCCAGCTTCATACCTAACAACCCCTCGCGTTGCTAAGTGGCCCCCGCGGTCAAGGTCAGCTTCAGAGAAATACGGACCATAAACACTGTCACCAACTTGGGTTGAAATGTCAGCGGCAGTTTCAGGGCCAAAGCCGTAACCAACGGTTGTGAAATAAGCTCCCTTGTTAATCATCGTGCTTGGTAGAATTGAAGCCGCCTGAAGCTTAGCCGACACGCTGCTAGCCTGAGCCGATGACGAATAAGAACCCGCCGTGTCACGATAAGCCTTAGCTTCGCCAGCGGAACCCGCCGCAGCGGTTTGCGAACCGCCCGCGTTTGTCGCTGATTGTGACGCTTGATTGCGCGCTGTCTCGCTAGCTGATTGAGCCGCCAAAGCCGCAACGCGGGCGCTGTCAGCCGTGCCAGCCGCGCCAACTGCCGTGTCACGATAACCTAGCGCAAGGTCGCGTGCGGACGTTGCGGCATCGCGCGCCGTCTGAGCCGCCGATTGAGCCGCAGCCGCAGCCGCAGCACTAGCAGCCGCGCTAGCCGTATCACCATAAACGCTTTCAAGGTCGCCAAGGTCAATAATGATTTGGTCAAGGCGCAAGCCCTGAGCGGAAGCGGCGGCGGTGTTTGCATTGACATTGCCCACAAGGGTAGCCGCAGGAACGCCAGCAACATTGGTGCCAACGGGAGCGCCTACGGTTGCATTGTTCTCAGGGCGGGTGCCTGTAGGGTCGCCAACAAAGGGCCACTGAGCGGTTACGCCAGCTTCAATGATACCCTGATAGTTGACGTTGCCAGCGCTGCCAGACGTGACATAGCCAGCAAGGCCAACCCAAGGGCCGGGCACTTCATGTATGCTAATGTGACGCGCCTGAACTTCATAGCGCGTGGTCTTCATTACCGGGGCCAGCACAACGCCAGTTGCGTCAGCTTGCACAGGCGAACCCGTTTCCCATGACACATTGCCAATGGGGCGGTAGCGCGTTTCAGTGCGGCGAACGTTGCCGGGCGGCAAATCCCAACCAACCTGTAGCGCGTCAACAACGTTGCCGTTCAAGCCCTCAGCCGCCACAGTGGTCAGAGCCACGTTCAGCCCGCTAAGCACAATCTCTTGGCGCGGGTCATACTTGACGCCAGCGCTAGGGGCTATCGGCTGTGTGACGCTACCCGCTGACCAAATGGAAGGGTGAACTTCGCGCAACAGCATTTCAATGCCGGTCACGCCAAGGTCATGGCGATACACCCGGAACAGCTTGACCCAACCAAAGCGCTCAGACGTATAGCGAACGATTGACCAAGCCTGTGCCCTGAGCGCCCGATACATGAACGGCGCTGCAAACTCAGCTTGATACTGGCCCATATTGAGCAACAGACGCGCCAGCTTTTGAGCAAGCAATACGTCTTGCACAACTTCAAAATCTTGCGTCTTGCGCCGCTTAAGCCCGGTCAGGTTTTCATAATTGGCGTCCCTGACAGGCGGGTAGCCATTAAGCTGAAACAGCGCGTTAGGCGAAGGGTCAACAAACTTGCCGCTGACTTGCTGGTATTGGTCAGATATAGGGCGGTATTCGTTCCAAGTGATAGTGCCGCCTTGGATAATATCAGCGTCAGTCAGTTCAACGGCAATCTCAGCCGTATCATCAATGTTCGCATGATAAGACCACAAGCCGCCAGTATCAATCAACTGACCGATAAGCCCGCCAGCCGTAAGCTTGTCTTCATTGCTTGTGTGGCTGTCTTCAGTAGAAAGGATAAGGTCAGTATAATAACCCGCCGCCTCACAATCATTGGCAGCATTGATGAAGGTGGCAAGGTTAATGTCACTGGCATCAACACCGCGCCCGGCAACTAAAATAAGCTCGCCAGTGGTGGGGTTCTTGATGCGCCAGCCAAGCAGATACCAAAGCACCTGAAGCGCGTTGTTGCGCCCGATAGGCTGGCCATAAGCGTCAAGCGGCGCATACTCCCAAGTGCTTTGGTCATTGATGCGATGCGAGCCAGCGCCACCCGGCACAGTGCTGTCACGGCGCGGGTCATAAAGTAGCGCGCCGTCAACAATCTGAGTATAACGGCTAGGGATACCGTTAGGAAGCTTGGCGTCAGTTGGTATCCATGCAAGCTTCATGTGGGCAACGCCAGTGAACGGCGCGCTTACGGGGTTCCACAAACCACCGCCGCCAGCATACATGCCAGCTTCACCGGGAGCGCCCCGGCGCACTTCACGGCTGACCACGCCAGCCCAAGCGGGCATGACTTGACCCGCGCCGTTAATGGCTAGCTCGTCTTCAAAGTAAAGCTCTCTGAAGCCTTGAATGGTATGCGTGGCATTGGCTATGACTTCATCATAGTTGGTGCCCTTGGCACCCCACACTTGCCAGAAACGCAAATCAAGGCCAGCCGCCGTGCGACCAAAGACAATCTTGCGGTAAGCTTCAGGTTCAAGCGACTTGTTGAGCCGCAGATTGCTTGACGCCTTAGCCGCCTTCTTAGGCTTGAAAAGGCCAACAATCGGGCCAACAATAGTGTTGACGATTTTTGACGCTACGCCAACAACCGCCTTAACAACACTCTTGACCGCTTTAACAACAAAACCCATAACTTTCCGGCCCCAACTTAAGGGTTTCCACCGGAACTAAGCCATTCTCACCAAGAAAGTAGCTATTCAACCCGTAAGCTACGCCAATTGCCGGGCCAAATAGTTCAACGTCGCTTGGTAGGCTCAACCCCAAAGTGGCTACATCGGCAGCGACAATATCACCACGGCGGGCGAACGCTAGCGGCTTTTTCTCGCCAAACAGCCGCTCTAGCAGTTCAACGCTAGTTTCTGCTTGGCCAACTTGCCTGAGAACTTTAGCGGCTCCCTTGGCTGTCTTGAACTTACCCCTGAAGGGCGCGTAATGGTCAACACCTGTGACAGCTTGGACGGCTTCAAATCCCCACATTAGGCAATTGAAGCGTTCAATGTGGAACGGCTCAGCCATGCGGCTTTTAAGAAGCTCGCTCAGGTTGGTTTGCCAGTTGTCAAGCCGGGTCATCGCAACGCCTCATTCTGGCTGCGGCCATAACCGCCGCCACTTCCGCCATAAACGCCATAGCTGCCACCGCCGCTAGTCTGAGCCTGAGCGGGCACGGCAGTTGGCTGACCAATAGCAGCGGTAGCGTTGGCGAGCCACAAAACCCAACTCTGGCTATAGTCATTGGGGTCAATGACGTTCTTTTGCTCGCTATAGCGGCTGTCTAGCGGTTGGTCGCCATAAGCTTGCTGGCCCTCAATTTTGCACTTGACTGTTCCGCCCTTGTCATTCTCACTAAATGGCATGGCGTCCATACGTCCGGTCTTGATGCGAAACGGTTTACCGACAATTGCCCCGGTGTCTTCATCAAGCAGCATTGCCCAAACCCAAGCGCGGCGAAACTGCCAGCGGTTACGGTTATAGATAACTTGGCGCAAAATGGGGTCTTGAATGTTGACACCCGGCAAACCAATTTCAAGCGCGTCACTTCCGCCAACACTGTCTGACACCGTGCCAACTTCAATGATTGTGCCGGTGCCACTGAATGTCTGACCGTCTAGCGCGGGGTCGCCTGTCTCGCCAGCGGCAAACTTCAATTCACCTATGCCGCTCCAAGCAAACAACGGGTCATCAAGAATGTCTAGCCGGATGATGAAGGCCAGCGGAATGACTGACTTGTCAGTTGCAGCCGCCGTATCCGGGTGAAGTGGCCGGGTCATAGTTCAATTGCCTCGCTGGCGCTGAAGGTAGTTGACTGACGAAACGGCGGGCGCAAGTTCCACGTTGCCGCGTCATCATCGTCAGAGTGCATTAGAATGGTTGGGTTGAATATGGTAATGGGCGTGCCCGCTGGCGCTGGCTTACGCAAGCCCGGCTTAAAGCTGACTACCGCAATGCCCTGAGCGTTGCTAGCAACATCGGCGGTAACAATCTTAAGTTCATCGTTAATGGTGAAAAAGTCACCTTCAGCGAGAAACGCCCGGTTAGGATGCAATGCCCAAATGCTGAGCGATTGGCTTCTAGCTTCCATAGCATCTTTAACCCTAGCGCCGTCATCCGGCCCCAAAGTTGAGTAAATGGTTGACGGACGATAGTAGCCCGGCACCGGCAAGCGGAACTTGTTGGCCACACCGTCAAGCTGAGCCAAGAAGCTACGGAAACGCCCGGCCTTTGCGCCGTCAGCTTCCACTAGCTTGGCTTCAAGCTGCCAAATGGCAAACGGGTAAACAAGCACCTGACGCGCTCCCGTAAACTTGGAACGCATTTGATTGCTGGCCCGCATCAACTGAAACCGGGTGACTTCGCTGAAGCCAAACCCTGTGGGCACCGGGATAATAGCCATTAGTTCACGCCCCCAATTTGCTGGCGTCCATAACCGTTCACCCGGTCATTCTGAACAGCCTTGCGCGCTTTCTCAACTGTTTCTTCTTGATGCTCTTGCAGCACAGTGCGAAGCTGATTGACCGTCTCACTGTTAGCCCCATCGGCATTGACCGTAACGGCACCAAAGCTAATTGTCATGCCGTTATTATTGGCTGCGGGCTGGCTAGAACGGTTATCGTTCGCATAGCCCACATTACGGCTACCGCTGCCATATCCCGGCTGAGTTTGCATGACGCTGTAAGGGCTGTCAGTGTTGGCATAGTCATACGGCTTGGCTGGCTCTTTCTCAGCCTGAGCCGACGCACCACCACCCCCGCCCCCGCCGCCAAAGACCTTGACGCCAAAGCCTATCAGCGCCGCCGCTGTGGCCACGCCAGCCGCGATGTTGAGCGGGAAGGGTAGCGAGGCGATGGCGCGGGCGATGGCTTCCACGCCATGCGCTGCGGCCCTCACACCGCTGTTCAGAACTGACGTGCCGGTTTCAGCCGTGTCAGCCGCGATACGCGCGCCAGAGCCAGCCACAACAGCCGTAGTGCGCGCCGTCTCAAAGAAAATATCCTTGACAGCCAAAGCCAGCCTGACAGCCGCATATGCCTTTTCAACGCCTTCCATTACCTTGTAAGCGGTTGACCGTTCTTTGAACAATCCCTTGACGCCATGAATGACTTGACCATAAGCCGCCATTTCACGGCTAGCCGCTTGCTCAGCAGCGTCAGCTTCAGCTTGTTTGGCTTGCACGCTGTCAGCGCCGTAGCGGGCGCGTGCGTCAGCAATGCGGGCTTCAGCTTCAGCCGATGCCTCAGCATAGTCAGACACCACCTGAATAAGCGAAGCAAAGCCCTCGCCAGCGGTTCCGAACAACTGGCCAAAACTGTCAGTTGCCGCTTTAACGTTGTCATTGACCGCACGCATATGGTCAGCCACCGCCGCCGCTTCATCGGCCCGGCCTTCAAGCGCTCCCTTGGTGCGAGCCGCCCCTAGGATGGCATCGCTATAAAGCATCCAAGCAACAGTGCCTTCACGAATACCCTTAGTTTCCATGTCGCGCGTAGCAATCGCAACCGCACGCTGTTCAGCAGACATGCGCTGTAGGCTAGTCTCAAACTCCAATTGGTCAGCCAAGTCTTTGCCAGCCTTTTGGGCATCCTCGCTAGCTTTGCGTTCACGCTCAATAGCTTCAGTAACCGCTTTGCGCGTGCTTTCGCTAATCTCTTGCATAAGAGTAGCGCTAGCCCAAGCGTCAGCTTCAGCCAAGATTTGCTTACGCAAAGCCTCAGTTGGTGCCTTGGCGGCTTCCCTCTCAGCATCAAGCAAACGTTGCTCAATAGCAGTCTTGCCAATAGCCGCAGTTTCATTCTGCAACTGTTCAACGTAGCGCTTGGACGCCTCAACAGCTTGGTCATATTCGCGCTGAGCATCGCTCTTGCCGGAACGCCCGCCCCCGGTGCCGCCAGAGCCAACCGCAGCGTTTACCGCGTCTTCAGCAGCGCCAGAGCCAAGAAGACTAATCTTGCGCTCGCCAGCAGCAATCTTGGCGTCAACGCGCTTCAGTTCCTTGCCAGACAATGACCCCCGGATTTGGCGAAGGTCTTTGACTTGCTCTTGAAGCTTCTTAATCTCAGCCGCATTGATATTGGACGTGCCGCTAATAGCTGAGTTGGAGCTTTGATAAGCCGCGTCAAGCTCTTTCTTAGCCTGAATGGAAACCTGAACTGAACGCGCATAAGCGTCTTCAGCTTCCTTGTCAGTGCGCCCGCCAGACAGCACGCTACGCCCCTTGGCGCTTACAGCACCCCAAAGCACGCCAGCGTTGTTCAGGAAGTCACCGCGCCGGAACTCATTGGCCCGACTACCGCGCGTGTCACCAACAAGCTGTGACGCTGCCATTTCGTTCTTGCGAGCTTCAGCCAACGCATTAGCCGCCATTTCAATGCGTGCCTTCTTGGCAGCGTCGGCTTGACGATACAAGTTATCAGCCAGAGCCTTCACAGCGCCGGTTAGGCTATCAACACCGGGCACCGCTCCCTTAGCAGCGCTCCCTACGCCACTAGAGCCGCCAGCCGCACTATCAGCAGCCAGCTTGGCGGCATTCAGCCGCTTTTGCATTTCATCATAGCTGCGGTTGACGGTATCAACAATGTTGCCAGCGCGGGCACTCTCAGCGGCAAACGCTCCAATGCCCACAGTGACGGCGGTAATGGCCAGACCGATTGGCCCGCCGAACGCGCCAAGCAGGGCGCTGCCAGCGCCGCGCGCCGCCGCTCCCATAGCCACCAACGCGCCACCGGTTTCAACAGCCGCGATGCGAGCCGCCACAGCGCTAGTCACAAAGCCGACGCCAAGGCCAATTGCCAGAGTGGCGACAATCGGCACCACAATGTCAAGGTTCTTGGCGAGCAAAGAAACGCCACCGGCTAGAACCGTAGTAACCCCGCTAGCTGAGTTAGTCTCGCCAACGTATTTCAGAATTTCATTGCGTAGCTGAACAAAAGATTGCGCTACCGTTGTGGGCATTTTCGCAAACTCAGTCTCAATAGCGTCTTTCTGAGACTTCAGCGCGTTAAAGACAGTTTCACCCGTAATCTTACCTTCAGCGCCAAGAGCGCGCAACTGGCCAACGGTTACGCCCATGCCATCGGCAATTGCCTGAGCAAGCCGGGGGGTGCCTTCAAGCACCGCGTTAAGCTCGTCACCGCGAAGCGTGCCGCTGGCAAAACCCTGACCAAGCTGAGTAAGCGCGCCTTCAGCCGTAGCAGCGGAAGCGCCGGAAACAATCAGAGCCTTGTTGATTGTCTCAGTGACTTGCAATAGGTCAGTTTGCGACGTGCCAAGAGACTTGGTTGAGCGCGCAAGGCTGCTATAAAGGTCAGTGGTTGCTTCAAAGCCGACGCGCGCCCGCTGTGCGCTGTCAAACAGCTTGTCAGTCACAGACGCCAGTTCAGCGCTGCCAGACGTAACAAGGGACAAGCGGCCCTGAATGTTAGAATAGGTGTCAGCTAGGTCAATGGCTTCCTTAGCGAGTGCGCCAAGACCAAGACCCGCCAAAGCAGCCTTAAGGCCACCAAACGAGTCTTTCAACCCGTCAGTGGCCTTTTCAGCTTTTGTGCCGACTTCAACAAGTATCTTAAGCTCGCCACTAGCATTGCGAACGTCAGAACTGTCAACTTTGATGCCAAGCGTTGCAATGTCAGTGGACATTTAAGACCCCTTCGCGGGCTTGGCGATGCTCGCCAAGTAAACAGCGTCAATGTCCAATAACGCGCTTAGCTCCCAAGGGTCAAGCTTTCGCTTGGTCAGACGCGCCCAAGCTTCCACTTCGCTGAAGCTTAACGGCACATGCCCCCAACCGTAATTTACTCGTCTGCGGTGCAACTCTTGGTAATATCCCCACAGATATGCGGTAAGCTCTGGCAGGGGTGGCGCGTCAATTAGTTCTTGGGGTTTCTTTCCTGACTGCTTCCATGCTGTCAGCAAGTGTTGCTTTAACGTGAAGCCGTCTTCTTGCCTAACTCCAAGGGTGAACTCCGCTTCAGCGAAGTTCACCAACTTTGAAGTTAAGCCTTGATAAAAAGCCCAAGGTTGCCAATGGCAGCGTCAACCTGTTCACGCGCCCAAATGAAGGTGCGATAAACGTTCTGAGCGTTGGCGACATTGAACGGCAGCAATTCGCCCTTCAACTTAATGACCGGCTCATTCTTGATGACTTCGCCTTTGTCATTCTTGGTTTCAGAGCGCCAACCGGTAGTGCAAGCGGTCAGCATTTCGATTGCCCGCGCTTCCACGGCTGCGGCGGTTGGCGGTTCCGGGTCTTTCCCGGCGCGGGCGTTGTCGGCTTCCCGCTTAATGCGCTCGTCAGCCCGGTCAGCGACAATATCGCGGAAAACCTGACTGTGCTTGCCAACCACGCTAATGAAAATGCCAAG